CGAAGAGTAATTATTTACTCGTGCTGTAATACCGTTTAAAGGACTCTGTGGAAACAAAGTCCTTTAAATTTATGTCCGAGTGATTAATCATACCGGATACTTTTCCAGTAATCATTAATTCAAGAATAGCTACTCCCGATCCTGCCGTAGTTGATTGAATTCCAGTCAACTCGTCAACTCCATAGAACTTGTTATAATAACTACGGCGAATAGGAGTACCGTTGTTGTCTTTTCCTAGAGCGTTTGCATAGACAACAATAACATCATCATCTGTTGTAGGGAATTTATTTACAAATATTTTCTTTGTAGCTTCAAAGTTTCCATGAGTCTCGTGAATCACTGATCGAATATACTTATAGTGCCCCGGATATCTCAGTGTCATATAACAAACGTTAGGTACTTTGGTAAGGTCACGGACGAGACTACCTACCCCGCCAGAAGTGTAAGCTGCTTCGTACTCGATACCGTCAAGAACAACCTTAACCAAACCATCTAATGGCTGTACTTCTAACACTTCCCCATATTTTCTAACCCTGCACGGACGAATATATTCGTTAACGAGCCCGTCCACACTCCAGGTTAAATTGTAGGAAAGTTCGGGGTGAGCATAATCGTAGGAAACTGATCTGGGCAAAGCACCAACGCTAATCATTAGTGAGTCTGGTGAATCCATTTTTGCAACTAAATCATAACCGATATAGTTGATAAAGCCCGGTGCTAGACCACACTTTACAGCGCAATCTAAATTCAATCCCTTATAAATTTCCTGTACACGATCGGCCATAACATCGTCTTCTGTAAAGTCAATGTAGGCACATCCCGCACTAGCGGCTGCAGATGCCACTTTAATGTTAAAGAAAAAGGGCATTGCATTTATGACATGCGTTGCCCCTTGTTCTTTCAACAACTCTGTAATTTCCTTAACGGAAATAATATTCATATCAAGCCTGTGTGCCCAGGCCTCTTGGGAGTCGATTATAAATGTGTCAATATCTGTGTATAGGTTGTCGACCTTGCCGGTATTTCTTAAATTTGAAATAATCTGAAGTACCGCACTACCGATTTTTCCTGCACCAAATATTACCACCTTCGCCATAATCGCTCCATTAAGTATGCTGATATTTAGCGAACGGCCTCCTTGGCTCTAGCACGAACCTGATCGAAAGTAGTTTCGTTATACAATTTTCCATCCATATAACGACGCTCCAGATGATCAACAATACTCCTACCGTAGTCCAGAACCTTAGTAACGAACTTACCAGACTCATCGGTAACAAGCATAAGACGACCCTTCTTACTCTTCTTCATTGATGAAGTAACCGGATCCTTATATACCTCGACCCACTTGCCGTTAATCATAGCGGCACTGCACTTCATCGCAAACTCCAAAGTGTCGCGATTAACTATCTGAAGTAATGCACCACCCTGGCCGAAAGCCACGTTATCGGCACTATAACCATTCATATCCATTACGGTAAGGATGGCACGGATCATGGAATGATCGATGCCATCACCTTGGATAACTCGAACATTGTTCAACACCCTGTAGCCCTTGGCATTTAACGTGTGACCAAAGTATTGATCAAGTATCTTAAGGCAATCATTAACTACCTGAACAGGGTCACCCGAGTCAGGACGAATAACCACCACTGCCTTACTGTCGATGACTTCTTGCTTCAGTTCTGTTCCCCACTTCTTGCAAGCCTCATAGATATCATAGCTATCACTTACACATGCAAGGATCTTACCTTCCTTGGCATAGTTCTTGAGCATGTTGCGATAGGATGCCACTTCATTCTCACGACCCCAACTGGTGACAGTGCTGTGCTCCATGGCCGGAATACTAAATCCGCTAACTGGTGCATCGTAATATTCCATTGCGGCCAGCACGCCCGACACTGTGTCAGTGCCCATAAAGTTTACCAGGTGGGCCATTCCACCAAGTGCAGCACTCTCAAGGCTAGAAACACCGCGAGCACCAAAGTCATGCAACTTGAAGTCGATTAGTCCAGGGTCACCGTTTCTTTCAAGAAAGTGGGCAATAATTGTCTTACTGACGTAGCTATTAGATGCAACAGTGGTGGGATACCAGATAGCCCGAAGAAGTGCAGTTTCCAAGAAACTAGTCAGCCAGTAGCATTTCGGATCGGTGTTAACAATCGACACAAGAACATGCTTCTTATGCATTACTGTGCCCTCGTTAACCCCCTTTATCTCCACAGGCAGATGGCCGCCGTGGGTATTAACAATGTACATCCACCCTTCGTAGTTGAAGGGTTCGCCGTGGGCTTGCATAATTTCCCTAGCTTGATTCACCATTGCTGCTGTAACTGGTGTAGTCATATATTCGCGCAGGAAAGCCTGTAGACCAAAGAATACCAATTGGTCGTATGCTCCACCTCGTGATTCGATATACGAGTAAACGTATTCGGTACCTTCGGGATATTGCACCCATTGACTATACTTGTATGAGTCCGAATTTAGGACGATGTTCTTTGCAAATTTCATAATGATAAACTCCTTATCGTTAAATTGCCCGACTCCGTGTCAGGACTTTGTTACTATAATACCACAGCCTTTAATACAAGGGCGACTGCATCTTCCCCGGATATATCGAAGTCTGTAGGGACTCCATTTCTATCCTTCATTACCCTGGCATGAGTTCCATGTAATGAATATACTCTATCTGCTAGTTCTACATAGCGTCTATGCTTTGGATTTTGTTCCATCGGGCTACGTATTACGCATAGTTGAGATGGAACTCTTCCCTGAAGCCAAACTCCCATTGAGAACTCTAAAATAATCATTTTACTCCGAGTATCTTTAATTCTTCCGGTGTTAGCCTTGCCTTAATCTCGTTTTTCTTACGAGTTAGTGCAGCCTTCTCAGCTATCTTTCTTCTCCGCGCAGCCTCTTCGGCGGCTGCTTTCCTGTCAGCCTCTTTGTGTGCTGACCACCATTCGGCAATCTCTGGATCCTTAAGAATAAGAATCTCAAGTCCATCGCCTGTCTGTTCGATATGCTCAAGCGCCTTACAGGCAATCCTTGACAGCTTATCAAGCCTTTCCTTTAGTGCCGGTACGCTAGGGTCCGGCCTATAATCATCTTCGTAGTCTCTACAAGGCATATTAATCTCCTTAAGTTAGCCCTTATTCACGCCATCCAGTATCAACATCCGATGCTCTTATCGGGAGTGTTCTACTAATTTCTCCGCCATGCGCCAATACAAATGCAACAGCATCTTCTTCATTCTCAAACTTTAAGTGCGGTAAGAGAGTTCCTAGTTGCCTGTCATTCCACCCACCTTCACAATAATCAACTTCGCCGAGACCACTTTGGTTAAGCCATTCTCCTAGATTTGCATGATCTCGCCGGCCATTTAGGCGTTCAATCTTAACATAGACCATTATTTCTTCGCTCTTGCAACCATGGTCTGAATAATGTGTGCATGATCACCATACATCACTCCTCCCATTTCTTTGACTTCAGAGAGCTTAAACCATTTTGCCTTCTTTGCATCGTCGGAGCCCTTGACACGCGGCAATGTTCCGTCGCCGCCGTCTAGTTCAATCAAGTAAGCGTTTGTAATGGTGCGGCCACGCAAATCACGATCCGGGTGATCAAATACTTCATTATAGGTAATGCCTTTTCGAAGTACAATTTCCGGAACCTTAATCTTTGTTTCTTCAACAAGTTCGCGAATCACACAATCTTCAAGGCGTTCTTTCGGATTGATAAACCCACCGGGCAGTGCCCAAAGACCCTTACCCGGGCTGTAACCACGCTGAATAAGGAGAATATGTCCGCCTTGCACAACTACTGCATCAGTAGTTTGGAAGATAGGTACGAAGGGTGCAGCTTGCCAGGCCTTGTGGTAATCCTTGTAGAAAACATGTTCAGCAACCATTTCCTTGTACTGATCTGTATTCCTCCATGTGTTCAGAAACTCGAACACACGCTGAGGGACTGCACCGTGCAGATAATCTAAATGACCTTCGAAGTAGAGTTCGCGAATCTTGGTTGCGTCAATTGGATTGGCACCGAATTCGACAAACCCCCTCAGTGGAACAAAGTGCCATTCGGGAAAGGCATGATTATACCAACTCGAGTCATCTTTATCATATCCCATAATTGCGATATCACTATCGAGCACATCTGGGCTATCTTGTCTAACAATCCGTTGGACTTCACTGATCCAGGTATTATTGCTGTACTTATAGTCCTGAATAGCATGCACTGAAATGTTAGCATGATGACGCTCCATCATGATGGAATTCCAGATTATTTCTTTACGTTCATCAAACGTAAACGGATTCTTCGGAGTGCGTGGTTGGAATGAACTACCAACAAGGATAATTACCTTTTCAGCAATATCGAGTGCTTGTAGGAAGTTTGCAAGGTGACCCTTGTGGGTCGGTTGAAATCGTCCAATTAGGACGACACGCTTGTATCGTTTTGTCATATTTGGCTCCCAAATAAGTTAGATTGTAGAAGTCTGTCTCTACGTTGTATTTAGCCTTTAGTATATATTAAAGGCGTCTTTTAGGTCAATCAAAAACCTGTAAACCAATCTACCCGTGGACCTTCTAGACCTCTCAGTCTATCGACGATATTTTGTGCTTCGAGTTCTCTCTTATCAGTATACCGTTGATATAAGTAAAAAGGCAAGGCAACCAAAAGGGGCATCATAACCAGCCCAAAGAAAATTAATAAAATTTCCATTACTCTTCTTTCGGTTTATCGTCATCCTCTTGTTCATTTAGAATACTTAAGAAGGCTTCCTCTTCCTCTGCTGTCCATTCTAAAAATTCGTCAAAATCTTCCTGAATAGTTTCGGGTGGTTTCTTAGGTGTCGACATATTCTCTCCTATGGTTTGTTGTATGTTGGGAACGGATAGGCCCCGTCATTGGAAACTGGGTCATCGGGATATCTTCCCTCTGGTTTCGGAAGTTCAATCTTCTCCGTTATAAATTTATTCTTGACACTTTTGGCAATATACTTTCCTTTAGATTCAGCATCGACAAGCCCCCACCATGTATCGAAGTCGACATCCCTATATCTGTAACATCCGCCATTTTTGAATTTTACAATTAGATCACCGGGGGATCGTCCTTCTTCATTATAAGATGAACCTTTACCATTCCAGCCGTAACCTGCAACCGTGGAACTCTTACAACGATACAACCTGCCAATTTCACTTTTAATAAGTTCGGCAGGGTATGCCTTAAAAAACCAGGTACCCCATTCGTCAGGTTCAACATTGCGTTGAATACCATGAACCCACATACCCATAATTGCTTGCTGGCCATATTGTGGATTCATAGGGTATGGGTGGTAATTTCTCTCATACTCCAGATCGATATTACCTTCCCATACCACCTTTGTGGAATCGTCGGGATCAAAAATAGTAAGATAATCGCCCTGGTCAAGTATAACAAGGGCATCATATCCTTCCTTAGTGTCGTCAAACAAGGACCAAATTACACCCTCGGTTCCAGTCTCAAAAAATGGATCGAGCTTACCTTTAATTGTATTCATTTGAACTCCATAAAGCTATCTAACTTAAATCCCTTCTTGCTGTGTAATACAACAGCACCGGTTAAGAATCCGCCTTTCCCACAGCCCGTATCTAAGAATACTACCTTGCCACCATTCTTATTGGTAACAACCATGGGCTCAGTGATAGGCACATTATGGATAGGCTGCTTATCATGCCCGACCATAACTGTCTTTCCCATCGGCACTTCTTCAATCCAGTTGTATAAACGAACAGGATATCCATCCTCGTATTTCTCGCCGTTTGTTTCACCAACTAAGAATCGTGAACGGGCAGTCTTCCCAACCACATTGACACCTTCCCAGATACAAGGGTGACTTGCGGCATGAACTAATGTTAAGTCATCAAAGGTGTGGAACAACCCAGATAACATCTTATCCTCGACGATTGCAGAGTACATACGGCTGAATTCTTCCTTCCTGGCGTGACCTACATCATCCAATGTCTGCTTTGCATCTCTAGAAAAACTTACCTTATTACCCATTGCACCACGATGGTGTTTTTCGTCGTGATTACCGATAACAAATCCGCCCTGGCCATCTTGCATACATTCATACATGCACTTTACTACCTCGAACGGCTTGCGTGAGCGGTCGACCAAATCTCCCATGGACATAAAGAAAAAGTGCTCACTTCTAGCAAAGTCATAGGCACGCTTGAAGGAATCGTAGTCGCCGTGTACGTCACCGACCACTAACATTCCATCAAAATCCTTAACGTAGTTTGCTAAATTAAAGTTCGTCATTTTCCCATGGGCAAGGTACCCACCCCATCCGTTCAAAGCATTCTTTAACAATATCGGCTACCTCGCCTTCATTGCCGCTGCAATAAAAATTCATGTAGTCCTCTTTTGTATTGTAATGCTTATTCCTGATGTCAGCAATGATTCCGCCGGCATATCTCCAAGAACAACTCCAAATATCGGAATTTACTCCCTTCAATTTATCAATGATGCGCTCATCCTCAGATAGAACACTCATCTTTCTCCAGCGCATATTACATAATGCACTGTAAAATTGAACAGCAACATCCCTATCCTTCAAATAGGTGACGACAATGGCGTCTCTTTCCATCTCAACTTCCAAATTTGATGGTAGTATCAAGTCCACAGGCTTCTTCTAATTTTAATAAGTCTGATGAGCATTTCCTCGTCTTCTTTATTCCAATCTTCCTCTAGCGTACTACTTCGGTCGATGGATTCTAGATACCTTTTATAATCTTCGGCATTGCGGTTAAAGTCCTCATCAAGAGATCCCAGTACACCCATTCCCTGATGGTCGAATTCAGGATGTTCGAACTCTTTACGGGCAGGTCTTGTTTCAGTCCACCATTTATACAATGCCAAAACTTCTCTAGCATCACTTGCCTGTTGATCGCTGCGCTCGTGAGGTGGAAGACTAGGGTCATCGAGAGTGGCCGCCCATTCGAAATGCTCGATACCGAGATCAGGTCTTCGAAAGGTATAGATACGCCTGTAGAAAGGCACATGCTTTTCCCACCAAGACGCAGTTTCCCTATATTCCCCGGACCAATGATATTTACTCCAGGCCTGCTCGACTTCAACAAACTCTTTTAGTATATTGAAGTTAACATGTAACATCTGTGTTGTGGCATCGTAATACGATGGAGTGAGCCCCGTATCGATGATGTGATACTTATCGTAAGTGCGATATCGTACCCAGTCATGAATCTTGTCGTATTTCCATTTGACTGGCATAATAACCGAATACCTAAAAGTATTAGAAAACCAATACCTAATCGGAGCTTTCTCTTTGTACTCCTTCTTAAAGAGGCGCCAGCCCCTGGAAGTCATGGCTCCGGGCGGATCGTAGGCCATCCACGACCTAAATCTTTTAATACTTTTTTTAATCGATGTATACATAGGAGAATCCGATAATGACATATAATACTATGTCAGTACCGGATTGTCAAGTTTTAGTGCTGGCTGGCGTTTGAGATAAATTGGTTCATCTTTTCAGCTTCGGTAATAATCTCTTCTGTAGTAGGGGAAGTTGATTGATTATTTCCGTTCACGACACCAGCTGCCTTGTGCTTCTCGTTTAAGATTATCTGAGCAAGTTGCAGCAGTTCCAGTCTAATTTCGTATGGTGTTTTACTTGTTGGCTTCATAAATGTCTCAGGAGGTTACGATTGAACTCTTCTGTGGAAGAGCAATGCCGGTGGTGATACTTTCGTATTGGCTTTCGAGCCCCGGTTCAGCTGTTGTTTCGCCGATTATAGAGCTCTTCTTAATATCTATTGCCTTATTCGGATCAGCCATCATCATCCACGGTGCAAATTGCGCGCCACGTTGACCCATGATCATCTGAAGTGGATTTTTTACTGCGTAACCGGTTTCGGTTTCGTGTATAATCTTAGCAATAATCTCTTCGCCTGTCTCGAGCTTGAATACTGCTACGAAAGGCATTTCTCTTTGTTTTTGTATTAACATTAAAATTCATCCCATCCATCAACCGCTTCGCTGCGGCTGTATTCTGTTACCTTTGTTTCAAAGAAGTTCTCACGTTTTTCTGCATTCAGATACTCGTAAGGATTCTTAGTAAACCCCTTATATACAACTCCCAATCCCAATAGCTTGGTTCTTTGATTAACAAGGTATTTCACATATCCTTCTGTACTCTCTTGCGAGATGCCCAAAATTCTATCTCCATAAATTTCCTTGCCCCATTCAATTTCTTGCTCGGCGGCCTGTGTAATATTGTCAAGCAAAATCTTTCTATCATCGGGATTATTAAGATCAAATATTTCTCGAATGATATTGGCAAACATGTTTATGTGAGTTACCTCATCGTTCTCAATGTACTTGATCATTTTAGCAACGTTAGCGACCTTATTGCGAGCCGCCAATTGATAGAAGAACTGAAATCCGTTATAGAAATAAATTCCCTCTAAGGCAAAATTAGCGGCAAGTGCAGTCTTGAAGTTAACAATTGATTTGTCGTCAATGAACTTCTGATATTGACCAGCGATGAACTTATTGCGTTGCAATAGCAAGGAATTATTTCTCCAATAGTCGTAAATTTCTTCACGCTCAATATTGGGGAACAATTCCTGAAGCATGTATTGATATGCCTGAGAATGAATCAGTTCCTGGAATGCCTGGATTGTAAACAAACCACCGACCTCAGGTGCAGTAATGTAATCAGCAATGTTTGGCAGATTAGATACCTGCATGCTATCAAGTGCAATAAGAAAAGAAAGTGTATTCTTAAATGCACTCATTTCATCTTTTGTTAGTTCTCTAATTGTTACCTTATCGTCAACGAGTGAAATCTTTTCGGGAATCCAAAAATTATTAACCATAATCTTATACAACTTAGGCGCCCATTGGTACTTAACGCTGTTTAAGTTAAGAATTCCTGTGGCTTTACCATTGATCATCTGACGTGCAGTCTGGGAATCATCTCCCAGCTCGTCAAATATTTTCTTCTGTGTGAGTTCTGACATTAAAATTTCCTTATCCTGCGCAAGCTACGCAATCTTCTTCGGCCTTTACGAGCGCATCTTCTGTAGCATTCTTCTTGATGGCTCTGATATAATAGATCGCCTTTAGACCCTTACTATGAGCATAATGAATGGCATCATACAACTCTTTAGCATTAAAGCTCTCTTTGCGTTGGTCAAATATTAACTCCATAGAGCAGCCCGTGTCAATAAATTTCTGCAATTCAGCCACTACGTCAATAATTTCAGTTGCCGTATGTTTAGCAAAAGTCTTTCCATAGGCAAGTGGATTTTCCTTAAGGAATTTTGCAGCAACAACTAACTTACCGTTCTTATTGTCTTCAGAAAAGAATGCATCGTATATAGGAAGAATGCTTGCACTCGAATCCATGTAAATAGAGGTACTTGTATTGGGCGCAGGGCTTGTTAATTGACTATTGCGCATACCAAATTGATTGATTTGATCTTGTAGGAAATTCCAATCATATTTTCCCGACCCATGCTCTGCAAACTTAGCAACACGATTTCCGTTTTTCCATTCTGAGTGTTCGAATGCCTCAAATGACCCAAACCTCTTAGCCAACTCAACGCTAGCTAATGCTGCATTGTATTCAACACATTCAGCAAGTTCGCGAATATACTCAAGGTCACGGAAATTCATAAATTCTCTAGCAAGGTGATCGTGCAGCCCTTGCATACCAATTCCAATTGTTCTGTAACGAGCATTATGAGCACCTGTAATTTTATCAGGTGCATTAGTAAGGCTAATTCCGTAGTCTAGTATCTTAGTAGATAAAGCTGCAATTTTACCTAATTCCTTCATATCCTTTATGTTACCCAACACAATAGAGGCTAGATTACATACGTGACCAAGCTCGTCTGGTTTTACATTGGAAAAAGACTCGGTGCATAAATTAACACACGGAATCCCCACATGACCGTTATCATCATTTTTATTAGGATTGTATTCGTTAATTGTATCTGTAAAGGAGATATATGGTAATCCTGTCTCGAATTGAGTACGCATAATAATTTTCATTAAGTCTCGTGCATTATCAAACTTACGAAAAATACTTAATGTACCAGATTCGACTGCTTTTTCAATCTTTAGATATGCTTCAGTAAATTCCGCTCCATGTAATCCACGCACATCAATACCGAGCTTCTTCTTTACTTCAAATGGGCAGAATGTTGTCCACGATTCTTTATTCTTATCTCTTTCTAGGAAAATGTCCGGCATACATACCTGCGGGAATACATCATATGCCTTCATTCTTGGATCGCCATGTTCTGTTTGCATATCTAAGAAATCTAATATGTCATTATGCCATATAGGTAATGCAATTGTTCCAGCACCGGCACGCTTACCACCCTGATTAACCGCAACAAGTGTATCATTTAGAATTTTAATCCACTGAACAATAGTACCGGCAGAATTAGCATATCCATTAACATCTGATCCTTTTGCACGCAAATAACCAAGGAATACACCAAGGCCGCCACCATTCTTTGAAATTAAGGCAACACGCTTAATGTTATCAAAGATACTATCGATATCATCCTCAACAGCGATAATGAAGCATGATGCGATATTACCACCCTTACGAAGATTGGCAAGGAACGGCGTGGCTAAAGAAATCTTACGCTGAGAGAGTGCATTGTAAACTTCCTTAACAAACTTGATTCTTGTTTCTACTGGCTCGAGCTGCCCAAATCGCATTGCATTTACCATATGCATATGCTGATTCAATTCAAACTTACCTAAATATTTCTTCTTGGCAGTGATTAGACTGGCATAACTATAATCCAAATCACGGACCTGTTTTACTGCTGCACCTAAATCATCTAAATCATTGCCTGTATAGAATTCTAAGAGATCCTTTGTATAGAAACCTTTCTCTACATTATATTGAACAACTTCCCTAAACGACTTTCCGCGCAAAGGAAAATTTGCCCATTCATCGGCCGCAAGGGCTCTACCTGCTACATTCACCCAATCGGGTTCGGAGGGGGTGGCCAGTTGAATAGCATGTTGTATGACATTCAGCTGAATGTCACGTGTCTTAATACCGGGTTTCAGAAATTGGTCAAATTTAGATTCAAGCGCAAGAGGATTTACATCCTGCCCCTCAGTAGCCATTTGAATAGACTTCTTAATCTTAGAAACGTCATATGGCTCTTTTGTACCGTCGCGCTTCTCAACCATAATTTCTTTAGCTTGTGCCATACTAGTGTTCTCTCTACGTTATTGTTTTTACTTGTTCTTCGGAAAATACCTGCATTACAATGAAGTAATCTTTTATCTCCGAGTGCTTACTTACCACATTCTTCTCGTAATTTAAAACATACTGACTGTCGACAACTACCAAAAGATAATCTCTACTATTGTCCTTGACTAGGTGTAGTTCAATTGTATGCCCTTCATTATTTAACATTGTTAAGGTATGAAAAATTATAAGACTGATAGAACTAACACAAAATTGACCATGAAACATAATCTCCCACGGTGTCGGCCAGCCCTCGGGCGAATAATAATCTATGGATCTACTGCCGTGCGGCATTGTTGCACAGAATTTTGAAACTTCTGCCAGTTGGTCCTCGAAGGGTAAGGATACAATATCATTTCTCAATTTTTTCCAAAGGCGAAGGCGTTCTTCACCAGAAATTGAATTCCAGACCATAAATTATTCTTAGAAAGGTAACCAGCGAATTGTACTTGTACTAAAAGTTAAGCTGGTTGGAAAGTCGTGTATATATCTAATTTCAATCTTATCAGATGGTATATTATATTCGGCACTAAAGCTAATATCATAAACGGTTAAATTTATTTCAGTACCTGTATCTGTCAATGTTGCTGAACCTGGTCCTGTATCAACCAATGATGTAATATTTAGATCACCGTTCTTCGAGAACGATGTACCTACGGTATTCCAGTCTGGGTTTAAACTGTCTGTTATACTATATAAAAATGTAAAGAACGGTGTAGGATCTATCTCGAGGTCAGCAATTGCCGTTGGAACCAACACCGGAGGAAGTTGAAGGACTAATGGTGCGAGCTCAATGCCGGTACCACCTGCGACTTCTAATTCAATAAATTGCCCACCTGTATTGCCCACAAATACTCGCCTCGAATCTGTACATAATGCTAGTTCGCCGGGCATTAGTATATTAGGGTATAGATTAATACTAACACCCCAAATTCCGTCATATTTTGGAACACTAACTACATCCGGACCAGAGAGTGGGGTGACTGGTACATTAGAGACTGTAAAGTCAGTGGCACTGTCGATTGAAACAATTATAGTCCCCGGCACAAGAACACCGGTGCCTCCAGATACCGATACCGGTGCATTTACAGTTAGCCCCGTTGTATCGTCTACCGTTATTACATTACCAACTGAGGTTGCGCCGGCAGCTGATGTATAAGGCAAAGGGTATAATGCCTCAAACTGATCTTGTGTGCCTCTTCTATTCTGAATTCTTGAAACTACTACTGGTGATGCCATTATACCGCCTCTCTATATTCTTTATTTATTCCATTCCGAATCGATCGTAATAAGCGCACACTTTGTTGGCCCACATAGTTTCGTAGTGTCTAAATTCGTCGCCTTCAATAATGAACTCTTGATATTTAGCCTCTCTAGTAGCAATCATTACAACACCACGGGATATATCAGTGCCGTACATCTCGTTATGAGATAATGCATAGGCAGCCAATTGCATAAAATAATCTTCAATCCATTCACGCTTCTTGTCTTTTAGACTATTCTTAAAGTCCATTATTGATGGCTTACCATCGTGTATTCCTGTTAAATCGGTTGTTCCGGCATATAGTTCTTTTGAGTATAAAGACACCTCTGTACCCCATATCTCACTAACTTTGGGGAGGCCTTTCTTAATAATTACATTAGCAAGGGCCTTGGCCATTAAGGTACCACCCATTTCACTGCCTAGAATATAATTTTCTAAGTTCTTGTGCATCCCGTTACCTAACCCGCTCGCTTCAGTAACAATTCGAGTTGCTTCAGCCTCACCGACATTCTTCTTCCACTCGTTTATGTGGGTCATGTCTTTTGTTTTGCCAAGAATTGTTGTTACGCTAGGAAGAGGCCGGCCTTCCCCCACGATGTACCGTCTACCGTTTCCGGTATCGATTCTCTCCAACGGTTTATAATCGAATATATTTTGTATTAGCATTGACAAATTGTAACATAAAGAGTATCACATTGTCAAAATTTTACCAGCAAATACGCCACTGAATAGTCGACCCAGTGGACGGATTTGTCTGTATGGTAATTGTATATCCCAGACCCTTAAAGTAAGATATGACGGAATTAAGTTGCATCTGAATCTGCTTATTTGTTGCGGCATCAGACCACACCTGCCAATAGAGGTAAGAATTTGTTCCGAAAGTATTGACTGCTACATTTACAGTAACCACGGCAGGTAACGCAGGTGGATTGGGTAGAGCGGCCGTCAGTGGATTTAATACAATACCTGTTGCTAGATTCGTGTATTCGATTCCCGGCTCATTAACCGCAATTGAGGCTACAGATGAGCCACTAAGGGTAACGGTCGTTAATGCCCCTGTACCTGGGTCTGTAATTACAAGATATGGTAAGAAATCTGTATAACCGGCACCAACGTTGTCGACTATAACTCCGGTGATAACACCTAACGGATCAGTAAGAACTGTACCATTGAATCCACCGCCCAATGGGTAAGGTAATAATGGATTCAGAGTAGAAACAATCTCAACAGTAGTGACACTTGGCTCGTAGCCAGACCCAGGATTAAGAATTGCAACTGATACAATCTCGCCAAGTATACCAACAGAGGTGATTACAAATACAGCATCTACAAAGGCTATGTTAGGTAAAATTGCCCTTGTTGCTGTAACTGTGTCGTTTACTGTATACCCTGAACCTGCATTAACGATATTTACGTTAACAATCTGGCCAGCAGCATTTACTAAAGGGTCAATGACAGCGCCAAGCCCTAATACAGAAGTAACACTAATTGTCGACGGTACAGGTTGATATCCAGAGCCTCCCGACACTATGGTAACACCTAAAATATTTCCGCCGTTAGTTATTAACGTAGCGGTAGCTATACTGCCGGGTGTAACACCCACTGGCGGAATAAAAGAAATTGCAGGCATATCTGTAAGATACCCGAATCCACCGTTAATAACAGTAACGCTTTCGACACCCGAAATAAATGTCATTGGTGTATTACCGCCTACGGTTACACACATCTGACCACCGCCCGGTTGACACTGACTAGCGGCAGCCAATATTGCTTGCTGAATCATGCAAATTTCTTGCCAAATTACGGGATGATTAAGGGCTAACTGAGCCATTAACCCATTATTTGGGAAACCTGTCCCCGGTGTGCAGCAATCAGACATTTATATTATCCTATCTTTGTGGCCTTAGATGCCATATCGCTAACCTTGGCTGCGGTATCCTGAGATGGGTCGCCGCCACCTTGCTCGGTGCCCTCTGGTCCCGTCATTCTAACCATGGTTGGTGTAGCATTTAATACCGCTGGATTTCTACTTAGTAGGGTCATTATGCTATTTTCGTCAACGGCATATCCCATACCCTGAAGCTGAATCACTAGATCCTGGGTCTCAATTTCTTGCGCCCCAGATCCTTTAGCACCAATTAAGAGATTATTAAGATCTGATTCCAGACTCTGATTATAATTCTCTTCAAGTATTTCTCTTGCTCTCATGCATTACTTCTTAGCTTCTTTGAGCTTTCGAGCCTTAGCAACAAGCTTCTGCATTTCTAGAACCTTACGCTTTAATTGCTGGGCTGACTCTGTTTTCATAGCACGGCCTAACGGTTCTTCTTCGTCGGCGCCACCAAATTCGTCATCTGCTTCAAGGTCGCCGGCAATATTATCTAAGTCGGCATCCATCTCTGCATCGGCATCCATTGCCATTGGGTCTTCCATTCCGTCAACATCAATGTCTATATCCTTATCCATGTCGACCTGAGCTGAAATCTGCCCTGTAGCAGCCATATTACCGACAGCGTCGTCGACCTGGCCTTTTGCTGTGTATAGAGAGTCCATAACACTTTGGAGCGCACCGTAAATCTGTGTCTGGAATGCCGAAGCCGACTCCATGCCATAAGTTTCGCGCATCTGATCTGTAACCGGTGGAAGGTCTTCATTTTGTAGACGACCAATCTTTTCAACCATTTCTTGCAACTCTTGGGCAAACCCCTTAGCTGCCATCATTACTTCTGCCTGGCTAACTTCTGTTTCTAGAAGGCGGCGAAGATTCTTAACTAAATTTGCATGTTCTTTCATTGCGATTCCTTTGCGTCTTGCGGCAGCCTGGGCTGCGAATGGGTCTGGTACCATACGACCGTTCTTATCACGAATCATTGGGACCTGTTCGTTGCGTTTTGGTTCAATAGATAGTCCGGGATTATCTAATACCTTTGCTGTTTGTCGGGCTTGCGGTGTATCGGGGACTTCTCCTGGGTGGCCGCCTCGCGCGCCAGCTCTTTTTGCATTACCAATATCATCCCACACGCCTTCCTCGATATCATCTTCCATCATTGGTGCCTCCGGGGAAATTGCAGGTACCTGCGGATTATTTAAAGCGGAACCAGATTGAATTCTGGCCATAGCATCTTGCCTGACACGGTGTTCAATAAAATCATCTGGGAAACGATATCTGCTTGAACGGTATTCATCCATAGCCCTAGCTATTGCTCTGTCGAAGTCTGCCTGTTGCATTCCTGTAATTTCAAATGTATCTACCACATAATCAACAAGATTTCCCACTACAGTATTCAACTTCGGGGACTGCAATTGTGTTATGGCAAATTCCCGGAGACTTCTTAATCCTTCGAGAACAAGTAATCTCTTGGAAATCTCTGGTGACCCTTTAGCATCGTCACCCTTAACCTTTAGGTCTGTTATTTCTTCCCGAATTTGTTCCATAATAGAGACCAAGTCCTTATCACTAACATCTTCGGAAATCTTAAAACCGTAATTAGTCTCGAGGTGCTGATTTATCCTTCTGAATGTGGCATCTGATGATTTACCAATATCGTTTAAAAGCATATAAACCGTTCCTGTTAAGTTTTATTTCTAGTATTTATCATTATGCAAACTATTTTACTCGCTTGAAGAGTGAGATACTGTCCCTAGCACTCTTTGCAAGAATTTCTGCTACCTGGAACTTATCTTCGAGTATGGCCATGCGTTCGATATCTCTGTGTTTTTTTGCACCCTTAAGACAATTTAAGTAATGAATCATATCGTTGTGATATTTAGAATAGCGATCCTCGAGTGCCAATATTTTTTTAATCGTTGATACTTCACCAGAATTATACCTCTGTGCAACAATAATTGCCACATCAAATACTGTAATATCTGTATAAAGCTCAGTCTTGTTTGGTAAGAGAACATCGTATAATCCCTTACTATTTTTTTCAACAAATGTATTACCTATAAGAGTTGACTTCTTTGACATATTAATAGGAAAGCCTCGATTAATAGCCATTACGGCTGCTCTGTCTGTAGCCCTGTCTAATTTATCTATTAATTTAACCCTGTCCATAATTATCTCTTGAAACCGTTATTTGTCCTACTTGCCGTCTTTTTTCCCCTTACTGCAAGGTTAGCCGATAACTCACCCGACGCTTGGTTAGGCTTCGTATCACCGACAATTGTCTTTGCCGCCTCTTTAGGAGTATATTCCTTCTTTAATTGCTCATCAGTGGGTTCTCTACGTTTTACTTTTCCCATAGCTGCTGGTGCAATTGCTATTGCTCCGGCACCTGTTGCACCAGCACTGCAATTCTCTTTAATACCTGCTAATTGACGCATTCTTGCTATCTGATTCGAGTCTTCAGTTGCCGGCTGTTGTCCGGAGGTTATGTTTTGATTTTGATCGGATTGTGCCATAAAAGGTTCTAATGAATCTAGGTTGGCCCATTCGTCTTGTCCAGTGGTAGGGTTCTTAACTTTCACACCCTTTGCACCCATATCTACCTGTGATACCAGGCCGGGAACCGGTAACCCGTTTGGTCCTTTAAGTCCCACGGTCATCCCTACCTCAACCGGGGCACCTTTCCCGGGCCATATAGCTTTCATCTGAGTGGGAGAAGTCTTTGCCTGAGGTGGCTTTTGCGGTGATGTAACTGGACTGGTAGATGGTGCGATAGTTTGTCCCGACGGTGGAGTTACTACTGCCTCCGATAACTTATGATATTCGGCAAATGACATTTCTGCGATAGTCCTTGTGGCCTCGTCTATCGAAATGCTTTTTGATTCTGCCAACTCGTGAACAATCATATTATGTATAAGGCTATTATTAAATTCGAAAAGGCTCATATTGTCTCCATCCTTGAAAATGCAATGTTCTTTGCCCAACCGCTTGCACTACCGCTTACAGTTGTAATTCTAACACCGCTTGGGATAATAACTCCGTCAAGATCGTCGACAAGGAGTCCTACAGGACCAGGGGTGCCGTATGGAGTAAAATTATAAAATTGCACACCACGCTCTACAGCAAATTTCCATATAAATCCCTCACCCGAGAGTTCTAACGTGTAATCGGCTAATTCTAATACAGGGGCCGGGTCGGACAATACAACAGGCATTGCACGAAGACCTATGCTCATTAAAAATACCTCAAAATTCTTCTGACTTTGATCTAAAGGATTCCCTGTAACTTGAATGTTTGCCAGGCGCGGAATCTCTTGAGGAGGAGGCGGATTCGGATTCGGATTAGTGAATGCACCAGGAGACGATGCGTAACAGACGTAATACTGCAGGTCTGCTGTTAGATTTTGCATCGATGTTGCTGCACCGTGAATTTGTTTTGGCATTTATAATCCTTATCTTACCTATTTACCTGGGTTTTATTAGTTAACAGATCCAATCTGGAGGTCCCAGGTTGATGTGCCATCGAAAATAAACACACATTCTTGTGTCGCATCAAATTCAATTGAAGTGTCGTTTCCCAGATCTGTTGCAATATCATCGGCACCTACAGCATTTATGAAAACTGTATATCCGGGCTTCTTTGTTACCTTAACAAATGTACCGGCAGTAAGAGTCCCGGTACCCAACGGCAATGTTACTGTCCCAGCTGATGTTACATAATATCTTGTGTCAGCCAATAATGACGTCGAAGGAGGTACAGGAATGTATAAGTCAGCGCCACCTGTAGCATCAAACGTAACTGTCTTCAACAACGCATTGGTTGTGATAACCATATTGGTACCGGCAATAAGAGTTAACGTATCACCGCCTACTGCTGAGATTGTCGGTTGCGTGGGCGAAGCTACAAATGCAAATGCATTCGATGCTGTCGCTGGGACAAAAATTAGTCCTGTTTCTGCAGGATTTACGGCAACTACCATTCCTGCTGCACCTGCATAACTATTCGGAGTATCGAGTAATTCTAGAAAAGTATCGACGCCGCCTGTTCCGCATCCCCATACATACGGTACCTGCTTCACGGTACATAATGTACAATTAATATGATCTACCCCGACATCTGTTCCTAGAGATTGAACCATTGTTGTCAGGGAGATCTCGTCCCAAACAGATCTCCCTGCCTCTAATGCAAACGACAAATTACAATCGTTTGGGTTCATTATGTTGATGTACGCACCTTCTGAAATTTTTGTAAAGATAATTTCAGCCGCTGAAAAGGGTACCGCTTGTCCGTAACTATTAATTGCACCGCTAAAGTCTGCGCCGCAGATGACATAATGTGCAAGTGACCCGGTTAGAACCTGCTCGTCAAAAACGCCACCTGATTGTCTTACTGGCATATTATCTTTCCTTAGATATTTTCTATATTTATCAAGAATTCCAGAAGTTGAGATCAAAAGAAAAGGGTCCG